AAAAGAGCCTTAGAATTAGTTAAGAAGTCATTTAATTATCGTTATGTCTGATAATTTGTGTAATTTTATATTGATTAAACAATTGTAAATCATGGCAGGACCAGGAGGGGCTAGGCCTGGAGCAGGAAGGCCCAAAAAAGAATTTGAGTTGGATATTAGGAACATAGCCATAAAAGCTATTGAGGAATACTACGGCAGTATTCACAATGGCTTTGTTACGTTATTGAATAGCAAAGAGCCAACACTAATAAAGTTCTGCTGGGAGCATGGAGTTGGTAAGCCAACAGATATGATACAGATGAACGTAGAACAGGAAGTTAAAACAATTGAGATAATACAACTGCCCGATAATGGCAGGGATAACTTCATTGAACCAATAGAACCAATAGACGAAATAATTGAGCCAACAGTATAACATCAACTATATAAAACCTCAAGCAGGTTATCAGACAATAGCTTTGTCTAGTGGTGCAGATATCGTTATAGGTGGTGCAGCTGCGTTTGTTGGTAAGACATTTGCTTTGTTATTAGATCCAATTAGACACATAGACATAAAAGGTTTTGGTGGTGTAATATTCCGTAGAACCAGCGTGCAGATACGAAACGAAGGTGGCTTATGGGACACCAGTACAAAGCTATACCCAATAGTTAAAGGTGATGCAAGAGAGTCATCCTTAGATTGGAAATTCCCATCCGGAGTAAAGATATCATTTCGTCATCTAGAGTATGAGAAAAATAAGTATGATTGGCAAGGTGCGCAAATACCTTTCCTAGGCTTTGATGAGTTGACACACTTCACTGAATCTATGTTTTTTTATTTGCTATCACGTAACCGTAGTGCCTGCAGTGTGAAGCCATATGTTAGGGCAACATGTAACCCTGATCCTGAGAGTTGGGTGTATAAGTTGATTAGTTGGTGGATTGATGCAGAGACTGGCTTTCCAATACTTGAGCGTAGAGGTAAGCTAAGATATTTTATTAAGTATGGTCATGATTACATTTGGGGTGATAGTTATGATGAAGTGTACAACAAAGCTGAGCATATCATTAAGCCAATGATAGATGCATCAGGATTAACAGCTAAAGATTTTATCAAATCAATTACGTTTGTTAGTGGTTCAATCTATGATAACAAGGAAGGGTTGAAACATGATCCATCTTATCCTGGTAACTTGCTAAGCCAAGATGAAGACACAAGGCGTCAGTTATTGGAGGGCAGATGGAAGGTAAGCAACAGTCCTAATGACATTTACGATTATGATGCATTTGTAGGAATGTTTGAGAATATTAAAGGTGTTGATAAGACAGGCAGATACATTACAGCTGATATAGCCATGAAGGGAAGCAATAAGCTTGTTGTGGGTTATTGGGAAGGAATGGAGCTTATGGACATTGAAATAATGGATAAGAGTGATGGTAAGCAAGTGATAGATTTAATTAATCGCATGGCTCAAAAGTATTCAGTAGAAAATCGGTATATTTGTTATGACGCTGATGGTGTAGGTAGTTATGTAGATGGGTTTATTCGTGGTGCAGTTCCGTTCAATGGTGGGGCATCTGCAATGTCAGTTAAGGATGAGGCAAGTGGCAGACTGATAAAAGAGAATTACATGAACCTAAAGACACAGTGTTACTATCGTACAGGCAATGCGGTAAGTATGGGTAGAATGAAGATTAACAAGCATGTAGCCAGTAAGATGTATGATAGCACAATGACAGTCAAACAAAGATTTATGTATGAAAGGAAGGCTATCAAAAGGGATAAGAGTGATTACGATGGTAAGCTAAGAATCATTGGCAAGGATGAAATGAAGATTAAGTTAAACGGAGATAGTCCAGATTTGTTGGATATGTTTATGATGCGGGAAATATTTGAATTTAAACCAAAAATGGTATTTGCTTATGAAATGGATTGATAAGTTATTTGGCAAAAAAGAAACCAAAACTAAGGCAGTGAATAACATGATGGGCATGACAATAAATGCCAGTAATGCTATTTTCCCAAGTTGGCAGACTATTGAAGCTATTAACCAATACACCACAATTGATGATATTTACTCAGTGATCAGTTACTTAGCTGAGACAGCTGCAAGGATTCCGTTTTATGGTTATGAAGTTGTTGATGATGTGGCAATGAAGGGATATAAGAGACATGACTTTAAGAGCATCCAAAAGAAATACTACAAGACAAAAGCTTTGCAGGATCTAGAGCAGGATGATATCTTTATGAAGATGTTGGATGGCATAAGCTATGAAGACAAGATTAAATACTACACAATCTTATACATTACTGGTGAGTTGTTTTTATACAAAGAAGTGTTGGAGCTTGGGCCTAATGCCGGGATGGTTACACTACATGCATTAAATAATCAAAATGTAACGGTATTGGTAAGTGATAGCTTTCCACAAAGAGTTACAGGCTATAGATACTTTGATGTAGGCTTTGATGGTACGTTTACAACAGATGATATTATTCATGTGAAGTATTACAATCCAACCATTACCAATGGCCAGCAGTTCAGGGGGTTAAGTCCATTACAAGTACTTACGAAGCGTGTTACTAGATTAGATGCTGGAATGAATGCATCTGTAGCACAAATGCAGAATGGTGGCATACCTGGTATAGTGTATGAAAAATCAGACTTTGCCATTGAGACATTGGGACAACGTAAGAATGATTTTGCTAAGTATCTAAAGAATAGCAGTAACAAAGGTGCGCCATACTTCGCAGCGGGTGAGATGGGATATTTAGAGTTGGGATTGAAGTTAGCAGATATGGAGGTAAGTGATTTACAAAAAATAGATTTTACAAAGATTTGCAATGCATATAAGTTCCCGGAGGTATTGTTGAATAATACAGATAGCAGTACATACAACAACATGAACACAGCATTAAAGATGTTGTATACAAACTCAATATTACCAAACATACATTTGTTTAGGGATGCATTGATTAAGGGTATACTTCCGATGTATCAAGATGGAATAAAAAGGACCATTGAGATTGATATAAGTGACATTCCGGCTATGCAGGATGATATGAAGACACAAGCTGAGGCATTATCTGCTATGTGGTGGATAACACCGAATGAGAAGCGTGAGATACAAGACTTTGAGATAATAGAAGAGGAAGCAATGAATCAGATTATAATAGATTCAGGTAAGCAATTGATAACTGATTTAACAATGACAGTGCCTGATTTACCAATTGTATAATGGAGAAAAGTATAGAGCAAATTACACAGATGTTATACAGTAAAGTTTCATTGATGCTAATCAGTGAGTTACCAGTTCCATCATGCCCATTAAAGAAACAGCAAAGAGAATGGAAGGTAGAGCAGATTAAAAAAGCATTAGCAAATAAATTAGGCAGTCAAGGATTAAGCATAACAGTTAGTTTATGACACAACAGGAACAACAGGCATATTGGAATAAATGGAATAAGTTTCAACAGCGTTATGAAAAGTTGTATGAGCCTAAGTTTAAGAAAGCTTTAAAGATTCAGTTGGATGCATTTATAAAGACACAGGATCCAATGTTGTTGCCAGTATTTCCCATCTATGATGTGTTGGTATCATTGTATAAAACTGTAGGGCCAGCATGGGCAAGAATAACTAGAACCGAATCTATAAAGGCAGATGATGCATTTGTTACTGGTCAGATGGGATTTAATGAGAGGATAGTGGAGTTAATGAATCAGTACTACGGCATAGATTTGTTAAACGATGCAAACCTTATGACGAGTTATAGCACATCTTTTATACAACAAGTTTTAAGTGATGCAGCAGTAACAGGTGCTTCATTTGATGATATAGTAAGGCAGTTGTTAGTTAGCCCTGCATTTAATGCAATGAGGGCAAGGAGGATAGCACGAACAGAGACAGTTACCAGTGCAAATGGTGCGGCTATGATTTACGCTAATGAGAGTGGCAATGTTATGGAGAAAGTATGGATAGCTGTGAAGGATAGCAGAACAAGGCATGACCATAAGATGGTTGATGGTACTAGGCTACCAATTGAGACACCATTTACATTAACCAATGCTAAGCTTGGAGATATTGGAATGATGCAACCTGGTGTGAGAAGTCAGCCGAATGGTTTGCCTGTTCCAGCTGAGGAAGTAGTTAATTGCAGGTGTACGGTTGCGTTTAATGCTAAGCGAGATAGGAACGGCAGAATAATAAGAAGATAAGACACCTGGTTGGCGTAATTGGGAATGAATACCAACAATAGGAAACGCCCCTACATAGTGGGGAGATAAGGGTGCGAGTCCCTTACCAGGTGCAAAAAATTTGGTTTTATATTTAAAATAAATTAGTAACTTTATACCAATGAACAGCATATACAACATAAAGGATGTATCAATAGTATCTGAGATAATGGATATGAATCCAATTCAGGGTATTGTTACAGGGTATTTTAGCAAGTTCAACAATGTAGATAGTGATGGAGACATCATGAAGCCTGGTGCATTTACTAAGACAATAAACGAGCAGGGACCAGCATCAGCACAACCAAGAATAAAGCATCTACTTAATCATGATCCATCACAACCATTAGGTAAGTTATTGACGTTAAGAGAAGATGAATATGGATTGTATTATGAGAGTCAAGTAGGAACACATGAAGGCGGTGAGGATTTTATTAAGATGGTTGAAAGTGGTTTGATAACTGAGCATTCAATTGGGTTTAAAATAATTAAGCGTAATCAAGTCCAATCCTATGAAAACTATTTACGTAATCCATCTTTAGGGCAGTTTGAGATTACAGAGGTTAAGTTATACGAGGGCAGTTCATTAACAGCGTGGGGTGCTAATGCGCTTACACCAATCACATCACTAAAGGGTGATAAGAATTTAGATGTAGACATGATAGTTGCAAAGACGGCAGCTATTGACAAGTTCTGCAGGAACACAACGGCAACAGATGACACAATACAGATGTTGTTGTTACACAGCAAACAATTAGCTCAATTAATTCTAGATATGAAATCTAACACTACTCAACCGGTAACAACCATTGAGCCAGTAGATGACACATTGGATATTATCAGGCAGTTTAGAAATAAAATTTAATCAAATTACAAAAACCATAAAGACATGGAAAAGAAAG